CAGACCTTCAGCCTTCAGCGCGCCGCGTTCGTTGCCCGCAGAGAATTGCTCACAGAAGTGGAGTTGCGCGAGCGCGGCGCAGTCGAGGGCTGGGACGAGGAATGGATCGAAGCCGCCTCGCAGCACAAGGGCCAGCTCAAGCGCATCTCGCTCAACATCCACCGCACCGATCAGTTCCTCTACGAACAGCTCCGTGACATGTGCGAAATATGGCATGTCTACCGCAAGGAGAACGATCCCAAGACCAACGCCATCCGCGTCACCCGCTCCGTGGTTAGCTACCATGTCACCGACAAAGTCGCCGTGCATGAGTTGCTGCCCTACGCGCACGGCCAATATCCTTTCATCGAACTCCCCCGCGAGCGCGCCACCCGCCCCCTGCTAGAGAGCCGTGGCATCCCTGAGTTGGTGCAGACGGCACAAGAAGAAATCAAGATCCAGCGCGACTTCCGCTCCGACCGCGCCAGCATCAGCATCCTTCCGCCCGTCAAGGTGCCGGCCAACCGGGGTAAGTTTGACCTAGTCCTCGGCCCCGGCATGCAGATCCCCGAGCGCCGACCCGGCGAGATCGAGTGGATGAATCCCCCTCGCCCCGACATGGGCAGCATCGAAGTGGAAGCCGCCACCCGTGCGGACGTGGACAATTACTTTGGCCGCATCAGCGATGCCGTCCCGCAGCAGCGCTACATGCTCCACACGCAGGAGCTAATCGACTCTTGGCTAATCGACATGAAGCTCTGCATCGCGCAGACCATGGCGCTGGCGCAACAGTATATGACTCCCGAGGAGGTCGCGCGCATCACCGGCAATGCCCAGTTGGCATTCAACGCAAGCCCTCAAGACATCCGTGGGCGATTCGACATTACCGCTGAGTTTGACGCGCGCCTCCTCGACAACGAAGCCCTCGGCGCAAAGCTCGACTACCTCGCCAAAGTGCTCGTCCCGCTCGACAGCTTCGGCGTCATCGACCGCGCCGGCTTGGTCAAATACATGTTCCAAGCCGTTGACCCGAATCTCGCCGGCCTCTTAGTGCAAGACATCGGCGCCGCCACCGCCGCCGAGCAGGAAGACGAACAAACCGCCTTCGCAAAAATCGCCGCAGGCACCGAACCCCCGCTCAAAGAGGGCGGCCAAAACGCGCAGGTAAGGCTGCAAACCTTGCAGCAAATCATCCAGTCCAACCCCGCCGTCCAGCAGCGCTACCAGCAAGACGAAATCTTCCGCAGCATGATCGACGCCCGCGCACAAGCCTTCCAATTCCAGTTGCAACAGCAACAAAACGCCGTCATCGGCCGCACCGGCGCCCAGCCCGCGCTGCAAAAGCTCCAGCAAGACCAGCAACTCGGCATGCCCGCCCAACCCGCCGCCTAACCGTATGCACCCGAACATCAACGTCCGCAACGTCGCCGGTCTCAACATCCCGCAGCACGACCACATCACCTGCGCCTATTACTCCGGCACGAACAATTTGCAGACCGTCACATTCCGCGAGGGCGGCGGCAGTGGACAGGTGGTTGCCACGATCAATTTCACCTATACGCCGACGCAGCCGCCGACTGCGAGCGACGCGGACATCGCCACAGTTACACGCAGCTAGAGCATGGGACTAAAGTTCAATCCGCTGACCAGCACGTTCGATCTTGTAGGATCGGGCGGCGGGTCTGCGTTTTTTGCTGGAGAGGTCGCCACCTATGCGGATTTGCCATTGGACGGCACCGCTGCGCTCAACTCCCGCTGGCTGGTGCGCAGTTCCAGCGGCACATGGCCGTTCCCGAACTACCGTCAGGGCGGCATCTACATCCGCACCTCTATAGTCGGCTCCTCCCGCGACAACGACTACACGCTGGCCGACACTAAGCTGCCGGATGTCTTCGCTGACTCCGCGTTTTTGCTCTACGACAACAGCGACAGCACGCGCAACCTCCAGTTCGACCTCGGCAGCATCACCACCGGCACCACCCGCACGCTGACCGCGCCGAATGCCTCTGGCACCATCGCGCTGACAAACAACTCCCACCAGCCAAGCGCAATCTATTGCGATGCCGCCGATGTCGCAGACACAACTCTTAGCAGCGGCGAGCCTAACGGCATTTATTTCCGCGACGGTAGCGACAACGGCAAGGCTATTTATAAATCTTCACAGGGCTACGCGATTTGGTGGGACGATGGCGAGGAGGAGTGGGTGCTTGGCAACGTCCCACAGACGGCAAAGTATTACATCGGCACTGGCGACACGACTTATCCGTGGCAGGCGACCTCTTGGGCGCTCGGCCCGCAGGGAAGTGGTGAGGTGCCAGTTGTCGATCAGGCGCTTTTGTCCAATTTCCAGCGCAACGCAGCGCGGGACAGTGTTAGCACAAGAACACCGAAGACGGGCAACGCTTCTTCGACTGAAGTTGTTTTAGGCTCCGACACTCGGCTTTCGGATGACCGCGACCCGAATCTTCATGCCGCCAGTCACCTCCCCGAAGGCGCGGATGAGCTTTTTGACCAGTCGTTAGATAAATCCGATGACGTAGAGTTTGCCACAGTCGGCATAGGCGATACCCCCACAGGCTCCGAACGAAAGTTCCACCAGCACGGCGGCAAGTTTACGGTGGAATCTAACAGTGGCAGCTACGGACAATTTCAAGTTATTAATCCAAGCGCAGGCGAGGTGTCGTTCGTTTTGGCAAACGAAGCTGTGGCCAATGAGGACGGGACGATCACATCGCAAACAGCAGCGCAAACGTGGGCCTTCGGAACTGGCTCATACAGTAACAGCGCCACAACTTTCATCATCGGAAACAACCAAGGTAACAGCGTGTTTCATGTGCTACCAGACGGCAAAGTCGGTCTTGGTAGCGGCAACAGCGATCCCGCCGAAGCTCTTGATGTGGATGGCAACATCGCTTTGCGCGACACAGACAACGATTTCGCCGCGACCTTCGATGTTCAATCGCAGCTTTCTGATGATGTTACGCTAACGATCCCCGACCAGTCGGGAACTCTCGCAGTCGTTACAGACATCCCGACCACCGCAGGAGACGTTGGAGCGGTAGCGGCGGGAGCCATCACCACCAGCGGCCTAACCCAAGCCACCGCAAGAATTTTAGGCCGCACAAGCAGCAGCACAGGTGCCATCGAGGAGATCCAAATCGGATCGGGCTTGAGTCTTTCGGCGGGGGAGTTGTCGGCTACGGGATCGGGCATCACCGCAGTCGGCGCATCCACCGCAGATGTCTTGAGTGTGTCGGGGTCTGATCTGGTTGCCGATGACCCGAATGCTGACCGCATCGTTTTCTGGGACGATTCGGAATCCAAGCTGCGCTATCTGGAGGCAGGATCGGGGCTGTCGATTAGCGGCACAACGATGACCGTGACCGCAACGGGGGGCGCAACAAACCTCTGGATTCCCGCCTCCGCATGGATTCCAAAGACCACCGCAGGCTGTGGAGTCGATTCCCGCGAAACCACGACCAACGACCAAAACTTCGACGAGTTGCTTTTCGACACTGGCTCGGACGAACTTGCCGATGCGCTGGTAGTGATGCCGTCCAATTACAACAACGGCACCGTCACCGCCCGATTCTACTGGACTGCCGCAAGTGGCAGCGGCGGGGTGGCATGGGGCATCCAAGGCCGCGCCTTCGCCAACGATGACGCGCTCGACACGGCGGCAGGCACGGCGCAACTCGTCACTGACACGCTGATCGCCGCCAACGATATGCACATTACCTCGGCCACCAGTGCCGTGACTATCGGCGGCACACCCGCCGCCAACACGCCGATCCAATTTACCATCTATCGCGATGTCTCGGATGCTGCCGACACCCTCGCCGTGGACGCCCGCCTGCTCGGCGTGGAAATTATCTTCAACTGACCATGAGAGCGCGGCACAGGCATTTTAGCTACAAAGCGGCAGAAGCGAGCATTGCGCTGGATGCTCGCTACATTAATGAAGTGTCGGACGGAACCACAGTGGAAACGTGGAGTGATCGAAGTGGGAACGGCAGAGACGCAACACAAACAACTTCTGGAAATCGCGCAACATACAAAGCCGCAATTCAAGGCGGCAGCGGAGTGCTTCGTTTTGATGGAGGGGATTTTTACACCGCTACTTTTACAACTGGCACAGCTTATTCGGCCTATTTCATATTGAAAAGAACAGGCGGCGGATCAAATGCCTTTGGCGGCGTCAACTTTATCTTTGCAGCAGGGACTTCTGGCAGCACGAACTCAAATGCTCGCCGCTACCAAATGACTTTTGACGGAAACGCAAGTGGAGTGTTTCAAGTTCTTAGCAATGCAACAACAGGCACCAATCAAACAAGAAATGACAACTGGAATGTTCATTCTGTTAGTTCGCAAATAGGGAGCGGCAACCAGAGTTATTATCTAAACGGCGGCGGCGAAGTTTCAGCAAGCGTTTCTTCTTTGGCTGGAGTTACAAGTGGAACTGTTCGCATGACTATTGGCGAACGATCTTGGGATACTAGTGCGGCCTCGTTGAGACTTAATGGTGATGTAGGCTTGATAGTCACCTACGAGACAGCGCACGCGGCCCCGCTCCGCAAACGCTGCGAGCACGCCGCCGCATTTTCCTTCAAAATCTCCTGCAACTAACCGCCACCAAGACAATGACCCATCTCCGCTACGACAGCCAGACCCGCACCGAAACCGACCAGAACGTCATCGACAACCTCGTCCGCAAGGGGTGGGAAGTTTTCACGCCAGAGCCAGTGGTGGAAGTGCCGCCGACCTACACCGCCGACGAATGGGTGGATGCTCAGGGCTTCGCGGGCAAGCGCCCGACAACGCTGCTCTACCTCAAGCTCAAGCTCGACGCCGCGCAACTGACTTCTGCCAAGCTCGCCGCCGTGCAGGGCTGGCTCGATGCGATGATTGTCGCTGGCGTGACTGCGCCCGATGATAAGCGGAGTGACTATCCTGTGGCGCCGTTTTCCTTTGAAGAAGCGAGTGGCGAGGCTTTGCAAACACTAAACAGCTAATGCGCACAGTAACCTTACAGAGCATCCTTTTGCGCGCATGGCAACGCGCCGGTAACGATGGCAGCGACATCGCTAACATCCCATCCGGCGCAAGAACCATGATGACCGCCGCCGCCAACGAACGCATCGCCGACTGCTGGGAGTGGGCCGACTGGCCGGAACTCATGCGCGTCGAAAGCCGCACCGTGCAGGGCAACGCAACGAACGGCTATTACATCGACTACGAGCAGAGCGGCCAGACCGCCATGGGCGAGGTCTTTGGCGTCCTAAGAGACAACCCTGCAACCCACGCCGCGCCCCGCGCCATTGGCTATACGCTCCTCGGAG